AGAGGACAACGAACTAGAAATAGGAGATATTGTCGTGGTTCATCACAATGTGTTTAGAACTTACTTAAACATGAAAGGTCAAAAGACCAAAAGTAATGAGTTCTTTAGAGAAAACTCTTACATAGTTCCACTAGAAAGAATATATCTATACAAAAGAAAAGATGATTGGAAAGCTCTTAAGACATATTGCTTTGTTCTTCCTGTTGATTACAGCGAGGATAGCGTTATACTTAGAAACAAAGAAAAGGAAGACCATGTGGGACTTATAGAAGTTTCTAATACTTACTTACAGTCTAAAGGCATATTTAAAGGATCTAAGATTGGATTTACTAAGAATAGCGAATATGAATTCAATATAGAAGGTAAAAAACTCTATAGAATGCAAACAAGAGACATATGCCTAGAGATATAAAGCAAACAATAGAAAGAGTTATTGCAGCAGGAGAAAAGGCCGTAGAGGAGCTTATTAAGGTTGCCCACGATGAAATAATTACAGACGATCCTAATGAAGATATTGCTGCTGATAGACTAAAGAATGCTGCGGCAACTAAAAAGCTTGCAATATTTGATGCATTCGAAATACTTAATAGAATAGAATTAGAAAGAGCTAAACTAAATGGCGAGGACGAATCTGAAACAAGTAAAGGAAAAGATACAGGATTCCAAAGCTTTGCAGAAAGAAGAAGTAGAAAGTCTTAGGCTTTGCACTGTTCTATCTGGAGTAGTATCTGAAACCGTTATAAAGAATAAGAATAAAAAGAAAGCCTGGGATTATGGATATAACTCAGACCACGATATTATTGTTATATCTAAAGACGGAACTATAGGTGATATAGTAGAGATACAAAATTTAAGAATAGCGCTACCATCTGTACCAGATAAAGTACATAAAAGAAGCAATAAACAATCTGAGCAATACTGGGAAGTAAGCGAATATCCAAAAGAACTATCCAGAATAAAGACTATCTTTGATTGGAATGATATGCCTAACGCATTTAAAAATGATTGGGTAGACTATATAGAAGATGAGTTTACAAAAAGAGATGAAGGTTTTTGGTTTTATAACAAAGGGATTCCTACTTATATTACTGGCGCTCACTACATGTACTTGCAGTGGACCAAGATTGATGTTGGACAGCCAGATTTTCGCGAAGCAAATAGGCTTTTCTTTGTCTTCTGGGAAGCGTGTCAAGCAGACAGTAGGTGCTACGGAATGTGCTACCTTAAGAATAGAAGGTCCGGCTTCAGCTTCATGGCAAGTGGAGCAGCGGTTAATATGGCAACAATATCTTCTGATGCTAGATTCGGAATACTCTCCAAGTCTGGAGCAGACGCTAAGAAACTGTTTACAGATAAGGTGGTACCTATATCAATCAACTATCCCTTTTTTTTCAAGCCCATACAAGACGGAATGGACAGACCAAAGACGGAACTTGCGTACCGTGTCCCCGCCTCAAAGCTTACAAGAAAGTCCATTATTCAAACAACCGATACCCAAGCTGAATTACAGGGACTTGATTCGACCATCGACTGGAAGAACACCGGTGATAACTCCTACGATGGTGAAAAACTTAAACTTTTAATACACGATGAATCAGGTAAGTGGTTGCCTCCAGATAATATACTTAATAACTGGAGAGTTGTAAAAACAACACTAAGACTAGGTAAGAGGATTGTAGGTAAGTGCATAATGGGATCTACATCAAACGCTCTAGACAAAGGTGGCGCTAATTTCAAAAAATTATACGAAGACTCAGACGTTACAGAAAGAAACGAAAACGGACAAACTAAATCTGGAATGTATTCGCTTTTCATCCCAATGGAATGGAATTTTGAAGGATATATAGATAGATATGGGCAACCAGTCTTCAGAAACTCCGAGGATCCTGTTTTTGACGCCTTTGGAGACGTTATCTCTGGTGGTGTGATAGATTACTGGGAAAACGAAGTAAAGTCTCTTAAAAGCGATCCAGACGCTTTAAACGAGTTTTATAGACAATTCCCCAGAACAGAAGGTCATGCTTTTAGAGATGAAGCAAACAATAGTTTATTTAACCTACAAAAGATATACGAGCAGATAGACTATAACGATGGATTAGAAGGTCAAAGGGCTGTTATGCGTGGTAGCTTTTCTTGGAAAGACGGAAAGAGAGATACTGAAGTTATATGGACTCCAGACAATAGAGGCAGGTTTTTTGTTTCTTGGATTCCAAAACCAGAACTAAGGAATAGAATTGTGATGAACAATGGTGTTAAATCTCCAGGTAACGAACACATTGGAGCGTTTGGATGCGATAGTTATGATATATCTGGAACCGTAGGTGGTGGTGGATCTAACGGAGCTTTACATGGAATGACTAAGCTTAACTTTGAAGGACCATCTAATATGTTTTTTTTAGAGTACATATCTAGGCCACAAACAGCAGAGTTATTCTACGAAGATGTTCTAATGGCTATGGTGTTTTATGGAATGCCTATACTTGTGGAGAATAACAAACCAAGGCTTTTATATCACTTAAAGAACAGAGGTTATAGAAAATGGAGCATAAATAGACCAGACAAACACAAAAACGATCTATCTAAGGCAGAAAAAGAACTAGGGGGCATACCTTCATCTACTGCTGTAATATCAATACATGCAGAAGCTATCGAATCTTACATAGAAGAAAATGTAGGATACTCAGAGAAAGGCTCTGGAAACATGTACTTTACAAGGACTTTATTAGACTGGGCTAACTATGATATAGCAAAAAGAACCAAGTTTGATGCTACTGTTTCTTCGGGTTTAGCTATTATGGCTAACCAAAAGTACTTAATAAAGCCTGAGAAAACTAATAAAATAATAAATGTTAACTTTGCAAAGTATAATAATAACGGTTTAGTTAGCTCAATACTTAAGTAACAATATGGATAAATCTCCAGTGAATTACGCCATTGGATTCCCTGATCAATTAGCATCTGATTCTGAGAAGTCTTCAAAGGACTATGGACTCATAGTTGGAAGGGCAATAGAGTCTGAATGGTTCAGGAAAGAAAGTGGAACTTCAAGGTTTTATAACAACCGTGATACATATCATAAATTAAGAACCTATGCAATGGGAGAGCAGTCTGTACAGAAGTACAAGAACGAGCTTTCTATTAATGGAGACATATCTTACCTTAACTTAGATTGGACTCCTGTGCCTATTGTTCCAAAGTTCGTAGACATTGTAGTAAACGGAATGTCTAACAGACTTTTTGATGTTAAAGCAGAAGCAGTTGATTCTATATCTTCAAACAAAAAAGCTCTATACAAAAACCGTATAGAAACTGAAATGTTTAGTAAGAACGATTTAGAGGAGATAGGAGAGCTTCTTGGTCAGAATATGTTTTCTCAAGATCTTGATTCTCTTCCAGAAAATGCTGATGAGCTTGACTTGCACATGCAAATTGATTACAAAGATGATATTGAAATAGCTGAAGAAAAAGTAATTCAAACTGTAATGAATCAAAACAACTATGAGCTTATAAAAAGGCAAATAGATGAAGACGCTACAGTACTTGGAATATCAGCCTTAAGGCATTCGTTTAACTTACACGATGGAATAAAGATTGATTATGTTGATCCAGCTAACTTAATATGGAGTCCTACTGAGGATCCTAACTTTGAAGATTGCTATTACTTTGGTGAAGTTAAAAATGTGAACATAACTGAATTAAAAAAGATAGATACCAGCTTGACTACTGAAGATATAAAAGAAATATCTAAGATGTCTAGCAAATGGGATGCTTATCAGGGAACAAGAGGTGGATACCAAGTTGACAATTTTGATCACAATACAGCCACTCTACTGTATTTTTCATACAAGACTGATAAAACTATTGTATATAAAAAGAAAATTACCGCAACAGGAGGAGAAAAGGTTTTAAGAAAAGATGATTCTTTCAATCCACCAAAGACTGAAGAGGCAAGATTTGAAAAGCTTTCTAAAAAGATTGACGTTTGGTATGAAGGTGTTCTCGTTTTAGGAACTAATTATATACTTAAATGGGACGTAATGAAGAACATGGTTAGACCAAAGTCTTCTATTCAAAGGGTTTACGCTCCATTTATTGTTACTGCTCCTAGAATGTATAGAGGGCAAATTGATTCTTTAGTTAAAAGAATGATTCCTTTTGCAGATCAAATACAGCTCCTACATTTAAAACTACAGCAAGTAACATCTAGAATGATGCCTGACGGTGTTTATATGGATATTGATGGTCTTTCTTCTATTAATTTAGGCAACGGCGCATCCTACACTCCTCAAGAGGCATTAAACATGTATTTTCAAACAGGATCAGTTATAGGTAGATCTTATAATGAAGAAGGAGAATACAATCATGGTAAAATTCCAGTACAAGAGTTAACGTCTTCTGGAGCCAATGCAAAGATCTCTTCTTTGATAAACATGTATAACTATAACTTAAACATGATACGCTCTGTAACGGGCTTAAATGAAGCGAGAGATGGTAGTACTCCAGATCCAAGTGCTTTAGTTGGCGTTCAAAAGTTAGCTGCGTTAAATTCTAACACAGCAACAAGACATGTATTAAAGGCAGGATTGTTTTTAACTCAAAGGTTAGCCGAATGTATTAGTTATAGAGTTTCTGATGTTTTAGAGTATTCTGACATGAAAGAAGACTTTATTAAGAACATCGGAAGAAGTAGTGTGGATATTTTAGATGAAATAAAAGAACTACACTTACATGACTTTGGTATTTACATAGAGCTTCATCCAGATGAGGAAGAAAGAAATATGCTAGAGCAAAACATTCAAACATCACTTAGTGCTGGAAAGATTGATATAGATGATGCTATTGATATTAGAGGCGTTAAGAATGTTAAGATAGCTTCTCAATTACTTAAAGTAAGAAAAAGAAGGAAAGAAAAACTTGATCAAAAAAGACAGCAACAAAACATTGCTTTGCAAGCTGAAGCAAATCAGCAAGCATCATTAGTTTCTGAACAAGCTAAACAACAAACTGCTTTATCTGAAATGGAAGCAAAAGCTCAGTTAATACAGCTTGAAGCAGAAATAGAGTCTCAAAGAATGCAAATGGAGTTTGAGCTTAAATCTAGATTGATTCAGTTGCAGAAAAGCATGGATGGTCAGATCAAAGGAGCTGAAATACAGTCTCAACTAAGCAAAGAAGCTTACAAGGAGGATAGAAAAGATAAGAGAACTGCTAAGCAAGCATCTCAACAATCGAAATTAATACAGCAAAGACAGCAGGATTTAGATCCTATTGACTTCGATGGTCAGGACTCACTAGGGTCGGGATTATAGGGTATGATAGGCATGTAATTAATGTTTGTATATTTGCGCTAAATTAAATTTAATCATATGGAATGGAAACTTAGGGAGTTGGATGCCGATGGTAATCCAATCGAACCAAAGCAAGAACAAGTTCAAGAAGAACAAGTTCAAGCGATGGAAGTTCAAGAAGAAGTTGTTCAAGAGCAAACTATTCAAGAACAACCACAACAAGAAGTAGATTTAGTGCCTGAGCAAGAGATTGTAAAAGAACTAGAAGCTACTGAAGAGGTGGTAGA